GATCGGCGCTAACGAGGCATCTGTCCGGTTTACTACCGCCATTTACGACGGAGCAAACGATGTTGCGGTCAATCTTCGCAGGATTAAGGACGGTTGGGCCATTGTGGCAAAAGGTCAGGCTGTTTGTTTCATCGAGTTTGGCTCAGGTGTTTATCACAACCCTGTAGAACCATACCCTCTTCCTAGACCGGAGGGTGTAGTTGGTATAGGCGAGTATGGAAAAGGCAGAGGAAGTCGTCCTATATGGGTGTACTACGACGAGACAGGCAAAAAGGTATTTACGAGAGGTAATCCTGCCGCTCTTGGCATGTGGTACGCAACGGAGGAAATGCGCCGGTCCATCTTGGATGTTGCTAGGGAGGTGTTTAAGTGATCAATGTTGAAAATATTGTATTCAACACGGTAGCCAATGCTCTACGGGACGAGTTTAGTAATATTTTCGTTTCCGGAGAGAATATCGCTGCTCCTTCTTCATTTCCTGCCGCAACGATAGTCGAGATGGATAATTCCGTTTATGAATGGAGCATTGACTCGTCCTCTCCTGAAAATCATGCTGTGCTGATGTATCAGGTGGACGCCTATTCCAACAAAACAAGCGGCAGAAAGGCAGAGACGAAGAAGATCATCTCTAATATCGATTCGACGATGTTAGAGCTTGGTTTTGTTCGTATCTCCTGCTCGCCAATGGTCAATATAGACAGCTCTATTTATCGCATGGTAGCCAGATATCGTGCGGTAGTAGGCAGGTACGAAGAAGATTATTTATCATTCCACAAATAGGAGGAAATTATGGCTAACGAACTTTCAACTGCCGGCGTACTGGTCAAGTATGCGGTGGAATCCACCGGAGGCACAAGGCCGACGGCCGGTTATACAACAATCCCCAATATCAAGTCTACACCTTCGCTTAACCCTGAGCCGGCAAGCATACAGGTAACGGACTTGTCAGACGCGGAATGGCATCGCTATATCCCCGGCCTTAAAGACGTAGGTGGAGCATTGCCGTTTGTCGCTAACAACACAAGCCAGTTTCAGACCGCTTGGGCCGCTCTTGTTTCCGCTGCTGCAACGGCAAAAGCAGCCAATAAAGCGACATGGTTTGAGATTACGATTCCGGGCCTTACAAACAGCTTTTTCTTTGCCGGCATGCCTTCCGATCTTGGCCTAGAGGCTATGGAGGTGGGCAGCGTTGCGGAGATTTCCGCTTATGTCACGCCTAATCAGGTTGCAGGATGGGCAACGAAATCGACCTAATGGGAGGTTATCATGGCTAATGAATTATCAACAGCCGGTGTCACCGTTGGGTTTGCCATTGCGTCTTCAAGGCCCTCCTCAGGGTATCAGAGAATACCGGGGGTGAAATCTACCCCCGGCCTCAACCCTGAACCTACAAGCCAGCAGGTCACGACGCTGGAAGATACGGAATATCACCGGTATATAAGAATCTTAAAGGACCCGTCAGGAGCATTGCCTATTACATGCAACAATACAAACGAGGTACAGGCTGCATGGTACACGCTTTGCAAGCTGGCGGAAAACTCAAAGGCTTGGTTTGTCATCAATATTCCCGGCTTGAGCAAAGCGTTCTATTTCAGCGCAGAGCCTTCTTTATTGGGCGTTCTTGGAATGGACGTAGACACCGTGGCCGAGATCACAGCATATATCACGCCTACGGGAATAGCGGGCTGGCAGAACAAGCCTACAAAACCGGCAGTGTATATCACGCCTATAACAACGCAGGAGCTGACGTCTGACGGCAGTCCGATTACATTGACGCCTGTTCTCGACAACGAGGATGCGGTCATCAATTCCGTTTCGTCGTCTAATACCGGTGTTGCTACGGTTACAAAGAACGGTGCGAATGTTGTGATCACTTACGTCGGGCCGGGCCAGTGCGACATTACTGTTGCGACAGATGCAGGAACAAATTATTCGGTAGGAAAAACAATTATCAGGGTTGAATCAACCTAGGAGGTGCAAAGATGCCCAGAACTACACTTGATTTCGAGTATAAAGGCAAAGATTATTCACTTGGTTACGACATTGAAACAGTCAAAAGACTGGATCGTTCAGGCTTGCTTGCAGAGATCGCAAGAGGTGAGCGTCCTTTGACAATGACGGAAGATTTGTTCATTTCCGCCTTTGAGGTCAACCATAGCTTTGTCAATCAAAAGGTGCGCAGGGATATTTACAATGAGTTTTCCGAAACAAGCGAGGACGGTTCTTTGCTGGAAGTTTTACTGGAAATGATTAACGAAGTACGAGAGGCCATGACGCCAAAGGGAAACGTTCCGTGGAGGGTGAATCGAGGGTAAATTCTCCCTCCCTTACTTTCAGCGAGTATGCCGATAAGCTGTGCTCATATTATATGGCTATAGGTGTCTCTTTGGACGAATATTGGCATGGAGACCCGACAATGCTCCAATATTACGCCGAGGCGCATGAACTGAAAAACGAGCAGAAAAGCCGTGAAATGTGGCTGCAAGGCTTGTATATCTACAATGCGATGAGCGTTGTGCTCCAAAATGCTTTTGCTAAAAAGGGTTCCGTTCCTGAAAAGTATATGGAGCCTGTAAGGGTTACTCCTTTGACCGAGGAGGAAAAACAAGAGAACGCCGAAAAAGAGCGTCAAAAAATCATTGCTGACCTCACTGCTTGGGGTGAAGCATGGGAAAGGCGGTCTAAGTAATGGCGTTTCAACCGATAGACGAGCTGGTTGTTGAAATAAAATCACGTTCCATGAATGTTTCTCCTGAGATAGACGCATTGTCTAAGTCTCTTGGAGAGCTAAAGCGTGTTGCCAGAGGCGGAGCGGGATTAACTTCCGTCACCAATCAGTTTAACAGATTCGCAGAGGCAATGGGCAAACTGACCGATCCTTCCGGAAAGATCAAAAGGCTTGTTGACGCTTTGCAGCCTTTGGGGACGATAGGCAAAAGCAATCTGGGTACGGCACTGAATCAGCTCAAGAAAATACCTGATATAACCAATGCTTTGGATAATCAGAAATTGACGGAGTTTGCCGCCAAGATTAAACAAGTGACGGCAGCTGTTAAGCCTCTTGCGGACGAAATGAATAAGGTCTCCATGGGGTTTTCAAGACTGCCTAATAACATTCAAAAGGCCATCAATGCCAACGCAAGACTGACAAGGTCCAATAGATCAACAGCTTTCGGGTTTAATATGCTTGCCGGCAAGGTGGCCATCTACGCTGTAACGCTCAGAAGAATAGGCAGTGTCCTAGGATCATGGATAAGAGAATCCACGTCCTACGTTGAAAACCTGAACCTGTTTACAGCCTCAATGGGCGAGTACGCTCAGGAGGCTCAAAGATACGCAGAACACGTCGGAGATTTGCTGGGCATAGACCCTTCCGCTTGGATGAGAAATCAGGGTGTGTTTAATACTTTGATTTCAGGGTTCGGTGTTGCGGCGGACAAGGCGGCTTTGATGTCAAAGAACCTGACACAGTTGGGTTATGATCTGTCGTCCTTCTACAACATCACTGTATCCGACGCTATGCAGAAGGTTCAATCGGGTATCTCAGGCGAGCTGGAACCGTTGAGAAGATTAGGCTTCGACCTTTCTAAAGCAAAGTTACAGGCTATCGCTCTTGCTCATGGAATAGAAAAGACGTTCAACGAAATGACTCAGGCGGAGAAGTCTCAGTTACGTTACTACGCTGTTATGACGCAGGTAACAGTTGCTCAAGGCGATATGGCTCGTACATTGGAGGCTCCTGCTAACCAGTTGAGAATACTGAGCGCTCAGGCTACTCAGGCCGCAAGAGCATTAGGCAATATCTTTATCCCTGCTCTTAACGCCGTGCTGCCTTATGCAATCGCTTTCCTGAAAGTGGTTCGCTGGGTTGCAGACGAGCTTGCTAGGCTGTTCGGGTTCTCTTTGCCGGAGATCGATTATTCCGGTATAGAACGTGTAGCAGGCGGCGCTGAGGATTTGGCGGACGGAATGAACGATGCGGCCAATGCAGCGGAGAAACTGAGAAGAACAATCTTCGGGTTTGACCAGTTGAACCTGATGGCCGGCCCTCAAACGACCGGCGGCGCAGGTGCGTCATCGTTAGGTTACGATCTTGGCTTGCCTTTGCCGGAATATGACTTCCTTGGCGGCCTGATCGAGTCAAGAACATCGGCAATATTCAAGAGCTGGCAGGAAAGCGTCGAGCCTGTCCTGAACTTCATCGTCGATAACTTTGAGACGATTAAAACATTGGCGTTAGTTATCGGTGGAATTCTGCTTACTTGGAAAGTTGGTAGTGGCGTTGTTAATTTTGTGTCAGCGTTATCAAAATTGCCTCTTGGTCTTGGTGGAGCAGGACTTGTTATAGGCGGCGGAGCTGGCCTTGCTGCAACAATATCCAATGTAATTTCAGAAGGTCTGAATGGTATAAACTTTGCCGGACTTATAGGTAGCTCAGGAGCTTTTACAGCCGGCGCTGCAATGCTTGGCAAGCTGTTTGGCTCAACGCTTATTGGTGGTGCAACAGGCGGCGTTATAGGTGGTCTGGCACTGTTTATTACCGGCATTTATGATGCGATTAAGAACGGTATAGACTGGCTAAGTGCAGCACTTATCCCCGTTGGTTCAACAGCCGCAGGTGCGGCAATAGGCGCAATCATCGGTAGTTTAGGCGGACCGATAGGAGCAGGAATAGGCGCTCTCATCGGACTTGCAGCAGGACTTATAACAGACCTCGTTATCTGGATCGTTCAGAATTGGGAAGAAGTAAAAAAAGTATTCAATACGGTTGTCACATGGATTGATACGAATGTTATTCAACCTGTCGGTAATTTCTTTTCAGGTCTAGTAGAAAGTATAAGCAATGTTCTAAGGCCGTTTGCTGAATGGTTCGGAAAACTATTCGAGGGTATCTGGCTGATTGTTTGCGCTGTATGGAAGGTAGCAAGCACTTGGTTCCAAAACAATGTCATTACGCCGCTGGTGAATAAGTTCAACGATGTAAAAGACAAGGTTATTGCTGCCTTTAGAGTGGCGTATGACTGGATCAAGGCGATATTCAGTCCTCTTATCAGGTTCTTCAATACCTATATCATTGAGCCTCTTAAAAGCGCTTTTACAACCGCTTGGGATTTCATTGCGGACCGAGCCAGAGAAGTTTTTGAAGGAATTAAGGACATTGTAAAAGGTGCGTTTAACGGAATTGTCGACGCTATAGAAACAGTTGTAAACAGTATCATCCGTGCGATCAATCGGTTTATCGGTTCGTTTAATACGGTCGCAAAGTGGGCGGCAGGAGTTCTGGGAACCAATTACAGCGGACTAAAACCGATAGGTGAAATATCTATCGCTAGAGCTTACGCATCCGGCGGTTTCCCTGTCCCCGGTGAGCTGTTCCTTGCTCGTGAGGCCGGGCCTGAGCTGGTCGGTCGAGTAGGCGGTAGGACAGCGGTCATGAACAACGATCAGCTTGTTGAGGCAGTGGCTAAGGGTGTTGCGGATTATGTTGGCAAAGTCAAATCGGAAGGCGGAGACATTCATATTTACATCGATGGTGTATTGGCTAAGAGCTTGTCAGCGATAGACCGGAAGAATACAAGAGCAGGAAGAACGGTAATACCGGTGGGGGTGTAACATGGCAGGACCTATTATTTCAGTACAGCCTTGCAATGTGAACGGCACAACGACGGGAGATGCAGTAACCAATCTGCCTGTTCCTTCATCTTACGTTTATAACCTGCACGACATTTCAGCGCATGACGCAGGACGTTTAGAGTCAATGAAGATGATCAAGAGGAGAATGGGGCAGACTCGCTCGATTGATATTGAGTGGGTTGCCCCTACAATCTCAGATGCGTCAAAGATTCTTAAAGCGTTCAATTCGGAATACTTGAAGATCACATATTTAGACGCTATGGAGGGTTCGGAACTAACAAAGGTGTTCTATGTAGGTGATAGGATTAGCCCTCTTTGGAATCATACAAAGGGCAGATGGGAGCGAGTAGGGTTCACCATCATACAACAAACGGCGGATTGATATTATGCAGACAGTTTCTCAAACAGCAAAGGCTATATTGGAGCTTGGTTCACGTCTTGGGGTATCCATCTCTTGCAGCAACGGCCTGACGATAACAGAGAATGATATGATTCAAGGTTCTTTCTCGATCGACAGGAATAGTGTTTCCGGTGATGTAATCGAGATCGGCAATGCTGAAACGACGGAATTATTGTTTACATTGGACAATCACGATGGAAGATTTGACTCGTATTCTTTTGCCGGCGAGACGTTGACGGTTGATATCATGATCGGTACCGAGCCTTTGAGGGCAGGAGTCTTCACGATCGATAATTCCCCGCAGAAACTTCACTCGATGAAGATATCCGCTCTTGACAACATGGCGAAGTTCAATAAAAAGTACGTTCCGGGAACGGCGTCAACATTAGGACAATTGTTGGTTTATTGCTGTAATCAATGCGGTGTAACGCTGAATACCACTACTTTTACCAACAGCGCACAGGCTTGTAATCAGCCTACAAGTGAAACTACTTATCATCAGGTGGTAGCTTGGATAGCTGAACTGGCAGGGAAGAACGCATACATCGGGCATAACGGCGAATTATACCTAGGATGGTACGGTTCTACAAAGCAACCCATCACATCGAACCATCGCTTTGATTTTGAGGTGGACGAGGAAGATATTACGATAACAGGTGTAGGCCATGACGATGGCGAGAACACAACGGTTGTCGGCACCTCTGATTACGCTTTGATTATCAAGGGCAATGATCTTGTCGGGGATAACATCTCAACGATCTTAAACAATATTTACAACGTGATAGGTGGCTATACTTACAGGCCTTATTCGTTTTCGATTATGCCCATGCCTTATCTTTGGCCAATGGACGAAATAGAGATCACGATGCCTGATGATTCTATCGTTAATTCAATCATCACTTCTCATAACTTTACATTAAACGGTCGATCTCTTATTTCCGCTGTCGGGAAAGCTGAGGAACAGTACGGCTATGCGTCTGCTCCTGCATTGACAGCAAGCCAAAAGGTCATTATAGAACGATTGGCAGACAGCAAAGTGGAAATGTCCGCTACGCAGATGGAGCAAGCAATGTTGGCTCTAAACCAACTAATTGCTAATAGTTTAGGATACTTCACTACAACGGTTGAAAGCGGTGGAGCCAAGACAACGTATATCCACGATAAATCAACACTGGCTTCAAGCGATATTATCTACGTTCTTACAGGCAGTGGCTTTGCTTGGACCGATACAGGCTGGAATGGCGGTAATCCTACTTGGCAGTACGGTTTGTCGGGCACAGGCAATGCTGTATTGAAAGTGCTGTCCGCCTACGGGATCAACGCAGAATGGATAAACACAGGCACACTGAACGCAGCGCGTGTCAGCATTGGATCAGGGACAACGTTTGCGTCCGGGTATGATCCTACGCAGATCGAGGTGGGTGCAAGGAACTTAATTGTCAGAAGTACAGAAACAGCTAATCTGGTTATTAACAATAGTGGCGGTCTTTCTGCTCGCACCGACCATGCGGTTACAGACTATATTAAGATTACACCAAGTACGAATTATGTTGCGTCTAAAATCACTAGTGTTTTGTCATCAGATAATCATTTTAGAATAGGTTGGTATGACATAGACAAGGTTTTTGTTGAAAGAATTTATAGTACCGACAATACCTTTTTTATGACCTCTCCTGCGACTGCTGAATATATGCGCATATCCTATCCTACTGACTCAAGACCTAAGTTAGAAAAAGGCAACAAGCCAACCGATTGGACACCTGCGCCGGAGGACGTTGACCAGTCAATCGCAACCGTACAAGAAAATGTTGATACGCTTTCGGATTCTTTGGGTGACTTGGCATATCTTGATCTAGTCGAAAAAGCAAAACTCGGAACGACGGTTATAAATGGTGGGTATCTTGTAACTGATCTAATCGAGGCGGATAGTATCACATCGTCTAAGTTGAACGTTTTGGCGAAGAGCCTAGTCAACAACTATTCGCGAACTGGTGTTCTAATAGGCTGGTCAACATCAGATGGGAGTATTGTGGTCGACCCCGACTTAAATGCTCCTGTCCATAGGGTAATAACTACGACTAACAGAATAATAAGCTCTGATTCTTTTGAAGTAGACCCAACAAAAACATACAAGGTCACACTGTCTATCAAATGTGAAGACACTGATGGAGCACGACATTTTGGGTTGTGGGCTTATGATAAAGATAGCACCAATATAGCTGTCACACCTTTCGAAGGTGGTTCACAAACATTTGGAACACCAACAACTAACTTCTATTTTAAATCTCATGCCGGCTCAACAAATGGCTGGCTACATATGGAAGCCTATATTTTAGGGTGTAATGTTACTGACAAGTCAGAGATACCAATAGGCAAAAATGCTAACTATCACTGCCGTATGCCTGCTAATTGCTCTAAAATCAGATTAAGATACTTGAACTATGGCACAGCAGGAACAACTAGAACGGCATATTTTTTCAGCCCGACAGTCACGCCAGTAGACTCAGGCACAATTCGTGCTGAAAGTATTGTTGCTGGGACTATTGATGCTGGCTTAGTTAATATTGTCACCGGTACGGGGGCAAGCAAGGTCGAGATTACAGGCACAGGGATAGATGGCTATCTGAACAATATTTTGCGAGTACAGCTTGAGTATGACAGACTTGAGTTCCATCGTGCAGGGTCGGCAATCGGCAATATCCGCACAGAATATGTCAATCTATATTATCAGGGTTCAATCCTCGGCGATTGCATATTTGTTGAAGCGGCAGGCAATGCCATAGCGTTCAATGCGGCGAGCGGTTCTACCGACCCGTCATTGGTAGTATTCCCGACATGGTGCGAGATACCTGCATTGGCATCTGCAAGTATAGGTTTAGCGACCTATAAAGACACCTCACAATGGACGATATCAACTGAAAGCAAGGATTTGACTTTCTATATCGAACACACACTCGGCAAAAGAATTGCTTTTACTTCTGCAGGGCATTTGACGGTTGACACCTATCATATTCAGGATTGCAGAACAATGTCTGGCTCTGATGGTTCGTCCAGTTATTATCCTTTGCCACAAGCATTAGCTTTTAATTCGATGCAAGCCATATTCAGTTATTTTGATGATGGGTTATCATGGAGAACTGCTATATTTTTGCATGGGTGGCATGCTAGTTATGCGGCTTGGCGGTTGTCTGGTCCTGCATCGACAACGGCTGATGATAATTTCTATTTACAGTCGGGTGTCAATGGTGCATGGCGTACAAAATGTAAAATCTGGCATGACCAAAACGATGGTTCGGGGTCAGGGTTGGATGCTGATACTCTTGAATCCTATCACGGCTCAAGTTCATCTACCGCATTGACATATGTTTTGCGTGATTCAAACAAATATATAAGCGTTTCAAGAATCGGCGGCAACGATGTTTCACCGTCTTATGGTGTTGATTTGGGCACTACTGATACGGCTAACTGTTATATCAGGTGTCGCCGAATTGGTGCGAATACCACACCAAACAGCACCTATGCGATTGATGCAGGAAAGAGTTACATCAGGGGTGGGCGGTTATATTTCAACAGCACAGGTTCGGGATATATCGGCGGTACAGCTTTGTTCGCCGTTGATATTCATGCGGCTTCCGGTGAGGATTATTATTTAGGATTTGAACCTAATGCTTATAGTGAATTGTCAATATATCCAAGCGGCACAAACAAGGGCGACATCGGGGTTAGTTCGTCATCCAGTTATCTATACCGAGGTTATGCTACTTCATGGAACAGCGTTTCATCGGTAGCCAATAAATGTAATATAATCAAGGGCGATACCGAGGAATATTACGAATTGGCGAAATTGGTCGATGTTTATTTGTATTCATCGGACGCAGACAAAAAAGATTTGAGGTTCGGGCTTCTTGCGGAACAGGCACCCATTGAATTGGTGGGAATGGACACTAAAACAAAAGAGGGTTCGGGCATTGACCTTTATGCCTTTACAACCTTCAATTTTGCGGTTATCAAGGAATTGCAAAAAAGGATTGAAGAATTACAAGCAGAAGTGGGGGCATTGAAAAATGGGATTGGCTAAAAAGTATGTCGGGCTAAATGGCGAAAACATTGAATATTGGACTATCGGATATATGCGAATCGACAGGAAAAAGCGGTTCGTTGATTGTCGCATGTATGGGTATGCCACAGAAGCGGATTCCAAGAAAAACTATTCGCCTTCATTTGTCCGTTCGGTTCGGCTGATTGAGGATGAATATGACGAAGTGTTTAACAATCCATTGGTGGCGAAGGATGCAGACCCGTTTGCTTTGATGTATCAATATGCGAAGCAGAAAGATGGTTTTTTCAAGGATTCCAAAGACCAGATTTGATGCTATGATGATGGCAAAAGGGTTGAAAGGGGATTAACATGAAAAAAAAGTTCACATTACAGCAGTTGGAAATGATGCAAAGGCACTTTGCACAGATTATGGAAAAGGAATTGCCTTTCAAGTTGACTTATAAGTTGGCGAAGATTGGCAAGCAGATTGATTCGGAAATGGCAACATACGGGTCTGTCAGGGATAAGATGCTCGACAAGTATGGTGAAAAGGATGACGAAGGCAGATTGAAGATTGATGCCAACAGGGTTGCTATCCGAAAAGACAGCATTGAAACATTCGCCAAAGAAATAAATGAAATCCTTGCGAGTGAGGTCGAACTTGTTTTTGACCCGTTGACGCTTGATGATTTCAACCAGATGGATAATATCAAGGGAACACATTTGATGGTGATGCAGGAGTTTATGAACGAGGGATAGAACGAACCGCAACATAGAAGAACGGGCAAAACAAGCGGTCAGAGAGGATGAGTCAAATGGATGACATTCAATTGGAAAACAGATTAACCAAGATCGAGGAGGCTATCGGCCATATCGGAGAGGACGTCAAGGATATCAAAGCCTCACAAAAGGACAACACGGAATTGGCAATCGCGATGAACAGCTTAACGATCAAGGTTG